GCTGCATCATTTGAGTTTTCACGCTCATCTGGTGGCCCGGAGAGTTTGCTGTATAATCATCCCTTTGATCTAGGATCGGAGGAGGTCGAAAGATTCCTTTTGGAGTTAGACGATTCCTCCCAACCGATCGGTCGAATGGGACTTTCAGCACGGCACGAATGGTCCATGACCGTCGATGATTTGTATAAGTCATCGACTGGAGTGAGTCTGTTGGAGGAGGGAGGTAAAACAACCCTCTTCGAACGACTCGCCGAGTACGATCTTTCTATCCCAAAGGGACTGCTTTCCGCCGTTCGATCTGAGGCGCTTCGTGGTGGGTTTCAACCCATCAAAGCGCAGGCAGTCCCTATCTGTGAACCATGCAAGGTAAGGGTGATCACCAAGGGCGAGACCCTACCCTACCTTGCTTTAAAGTCCTTCCAGGTGTCAGTAAGTCGTTGGATTGCGAAATCCTACAACTTTTGCCTGACTCGCTCTTCGTTTGGCGAGTCAGACGTTGCTGCGTTTTTGCAACGCTCTGCTGAGTTTTATGGGGCTGATGCCGACCTTTTGGTCGTGTCGGCTGATTACTCAGCAGCAACTGACAACTTGCGATCAGACTTGTCTGTTTCGATTGCACTTGAGTTTATGAACTTTTTTGGCCAATCTTTCGTGGATCTTTTGATTCGTGGTTTGGTTGGTCATGAGGTTTTCTATTCTCGGGAGTATTTTGATGAGCTTCCGGAGGGCTTCCTGTATGAAGATCCGTCAATCACTGAAAGTGACTGGCAGAATCGAAATCAGAAAGACTCTCCTTGCTATAAATTTATTCCAAGAGTGCATGCGAAGCAGCAGAATGGGCAATTAATGGGCTCTTATGCCTCATTCGTTGTCCTCTGTATCGCTAATTTCTCTGTCATCGCCAGTGTTCTTAGGGAAGTTAACCCTGAGAACAAAGCGCGTCACCTCCCGATTTTGATAAACGGAGATGATGCCCTTTTCTGCGTTCCGCGAAATGGCAGATGGCTAGAGAAATGGAAAGACTTGACCACTTCCTGTGGTCTGGCACTGAGTCCAGGGAAGAACTACGTTCTCCCCTGGTCTCCAGCGTCGTCCAAGCCTTCGATGTTGATGATCAATTCGAAGTGCTTCCAGGTTACCGGTCTGTCCGTTCGGCATGTCCCCTATATCAATGGGGGGCTGCTTAGAGGATGGACTAAACTCTCTGCTGAATTTTGGACCTTGTTATCAGCTGAGAGTGGTATTGCGTCACGTTTTAACCAGCTAACTGCTGGGTTCGCCGGATTTGAGGCTTGGAAACTTGCCTTAAAGTTTATCCGATGGTGGTCATGGGCTCTCCGTGATCCGGGAATTATTCCGGATTCGGTCCCCTGGTACTTACCAGAGGTTTACGGCGGACTCGGCTTTAAGCCGATTGAAATTTGTGGCGTGGCATGTCAACCGGGCCGATCGAATCGGCCTCTTGAGGTTCGTGCTGCTTACGGTTTGTTCTGTGAGTATCGTGG